GAAGTTGTTCTGAAAGCAGTTCGCCGACGACGCTAATCCTTTCGCCGTTTGTTTGACCTCCGGCGCTTTGAACCATTCTTAGACTTACTGCGCCACGTTCGCCGTCTCCTCCGACGGAGAGTCGTCCTTCTTGAAGCGCCACCTGCCTTCTTCTTTTGATCTTTCGAGAGGGATTTGTAGTGGTCTAAGGCGTCATCGTAGCGAGACCCATATTTATCCAATTTCTTCTTGCATTTTGCTGGATCCGATGCGTCCATACAGTAGTCCAATTTGAATCTACATATGTATCCAATCTGTTCGAGAATACTCAGCATATACCCATACGAACCGATCGAACACATTGGAATCTTTCCCCCTTCGCGACAACCGATCGCCTTACACTCCTCAACTGCAATGGTTTTGTATTTTTCAGGCGCCCGAAGTCTCTCCTGCAATATACGCACCACGTGAATTATCGTAGGCGCACACGTGTAACTTTCCATGCGATATGTGTCCGAATTTCCCAACTTGACCATGATATCACATACATCTTTTGCGCTCAGGCATAAATTATCAACATCGACAGTTTTTTGAAATTTAGTGATTTCCATATCATTCACCCTTTTGTAGTAATCATATCTCTGTGTATCGTATGGTTTTCCTAAAAAATCACTTACATCTTTTTTAGACTGATCGAACCACACAGGGTCGTTTAGCGTATCGTAGAGCGCTTTATTTTCTTCACGAATTTTCGAAAAATCTGCTTCCTTACCAACAAATTTTACAATATCTTGAAATGTATTCAAGGTTGGCGACGAATTGTGCGCCAGTTGAATGTTTCGCTGAATGCTGTTTCCGGCGTACGGTAGAATCCGTTTGAAATCGTCAAGGGTAAAATCCATAGAATTCAAATAGAAATAATCTAAACCATCGATGCTGAGAGTTATTATATCTGCATACGTCTCGATATCGTATTTCAGCGATGAACGACCCGTCAACGCTGGAAATAGACTCTCGAACGTACATACGATGTAAGCGAGTCCAGGAGTTTTCAATTTTGACCCACCGTACTGAACGCCTACATCAATATCGGATGTGGGGGTCATACTACCGAAAATACCAATTTTAAAATTGGGGAGTTCTGCAGGTATATCTGCACGATAGGGAAACATTCGTGGTTCGCTCGTAATTTCATTATATAGCACTTCATTGTTGAACATGGCAGTGGCAACAATGAGTAGTTGATAAAAAAGATATGTTCTGGCAATCCAGTACTGCTCTGCGGTCTTTGCATCAACTTGAGATATCACATCCACGTAATTGTTGCTAGGTAGTTTTTCAAGTATAGACGCCAATTTCGTTTGAAGAATATTTTTTGTTACATTTCCATCTCCTTTCCACAAAACGATACCCGTGCTATCTATTCTGCCGTCCTGTAATTTTACAAATGCGTCAATGTCGCTTTGACATCGCACCGCGATACTTTGATATGTAAAGTTCGGGTATACCATTATATGTGAATCAGGTATTTTAATAAGCGTTCTCCTTCATTTTTGGAATTTTAGTGAACGCTTCGAACCGGTCCATATATGGGACTCTGGGAATGTCAAACAGATCCGTCACCGATGTCGATGGTTTCGCCAGTCCGCTTCGAACAATCATCTTGCGGGTAGCGTTTCCAATCCAATCGTATCCGTATCGCATGCTCATATATGCATGTATGACAACAAACCCCAACAATGTGAAAATAATGATATACGGCAACGGACTATACATTATTCATAGCATATACATAATATGCCTGGGGGACTCATGCAGTTGACCGCCTTTGGCGCACAAAATGTTCTTGTTAACGGAAATCCATCCATGTCTTACTTCACCAAACTCTATAAACGCGCCACAAACTTCGCAATGGAACATTTCCGTCTCGAACCGCGCAATATCACAGACGCTGGACTTCCGCAGGCGGGAAATCGCACATTCCGGTTCAAGGTCCCAAACTATGCTGATATGTTGCACGATTGTTATCTGTGTGTAACTCTTCCAGACATTTGGTCACCGCTGACAATGCCGGGACCTATTCCTATTGGAGTACCTTAAGAATTCAGGTGGAACAAGAACATCGGTTTCAACATGATTGAAGAGGTCGCCATAAACTTCAACGGAACCACGATTGTCACAATGACCGGTGAATGGTTGAAAATTATGAGTTACCTGCAGGATGATCTATCAAAACGAGCAGTGATAGACCAAATGGTGGGAAACGTCCCGGAAATGTACGACCCGGGAAACGCTGCAGGTCGCACGAACCAGTACCCCCATGCCATTGCAAATCAAGGGAATACAACGCCTGCTCCGTCTATTCGCGGACGTCAACTTCAAATACCCCTGCCGTTTTGGTTCTGTAAAGAGATAGGTCAAGCGCTTCCGCTTATCAGCATGCGTTTAACTGAAGTCGAATTTGTGGTAACTCTTACAAACATATATAACTTGTTTACCATCAATGATGTAACCACACCTCCATACACAACCCGAATTTTGGGTCTTCAGGGAGACACAAACAAAGGAGTTCAGCAGTTTCTGTCATATCCCGATATAAACGGAACTCCTACTAACAGCGCCCTTGTAAATTGGAACATGGACCCATATATCGAGGCAAATTATATCTTTTTGACAGACACAGAGAGAGCATACGTTGCTGCCAATGAACGAACGTTCCTAATCAACCAAACTACGTATGTACGAAATCAAAAGCAGTATGGACTCAACAGCACGTTGATTCCCATGTATAACCTTTGCACTCGGGTAGTTGCATTGTTTCAGCGTGTAGATCGCGCACTCGTGAATGATTGGGATAATTACACGAATTGGGCCGACGCAAACTATGCTCCTGTCATTTCTGGAAGTGCTGCGAACTCGTTTGCCATAAGATCGGGATATAACGCATCAAACAATGTGTTTTCACCTCCCCAACTGTGCTCGTCGGGGTATGGGTTTTCCAATGCAATGAATCAACAGGATATCCTTGTCGAAGGAAATTTGGTATTTGATGGTAAGGATCGTTTCACAACGAAGAATGTAAACTTCTTTAGAGAAATTCAAAACTATAAGTTCTCGAAGGGAGATACCGAGAAAATGCCCGGTATTTACCTTTATTCGTTTGCTCTAGATCCCAATACAATTACCCAACCATCCGGCACGGTGAATGGATCCATGTTTAACAAGACATATTTTAATTACAATTTGCTCGTTCCTCCAGTTCAGGCGACATCGTTGACTACACAGTTGTCACTTTCAGTTCTTAGGTCATCTGTCTTCAACACAAATCCGGGTCCAGGAATTAACGTAGCGTCTAGCGTGTCTCCCGGTCCGGGTATTCCCCCCCTCGTAAACGCTGCCGATCTTATACTCCTTTATTCGTCACCTACAAACCTCGATATACAATTTCAAGGTTACAACTCGACGGTTTATGTCGAGGCGTACAATTTCCTAAAGGTTACGAACGGTCAAGCAAATATCGTGTTTACAACATAATGAGTCTAACTCCTCCAGACAATCCTATCGTAGACTCTGACGATGAAAACGCACTGCCCATGCAAATGGATGATATTCCTCAACCAATCGTAAAAAACTTTAGCGGTTTCATGTATAACGTTGTTGTATTTGGGTGTTTAATTCTTCTTTGGTCATTGGTGTGGGTTGCCATAAACGCAATCACTCTTAAGATGGGATTCGCGTCGCCACTTGCTATGCGCGTTGTGTGGTCGATCCCTCTTCTCGGGGTTCTTGGCACTATGCTTACCGGGACAACAACACTTGGGTGGACAATTTCAATCTACATCCTTAGTTTTATTACTCTGTCGATATCATTGGTAATTGCAGGGATGTTTGGTCTGTATTCCCAAAATCAACTCCCGGCACCACTTCGATGAGTTCACGCATCGCTTGTTCAGGATTCTCAAAGTTTCGAAATAGAATTTGATTGACTTCTGCAGGACTCCACTTTCCATCAAGTTCGGGGTGGTTCCACTCGAGTTCGGTAAGGTCGTAGAACCCCATAATCATCTCACGAATAATCTTTGTCGAACATTTTTTGAACTCGATAATCATATCAATTCTGCCCGGGCGAATCAACGCCTTGTCAAACCGCTCTGGGAAATTCGATGTAAATACCACGATGCGACCTGACGATTCAAGAGTGCCGTCAAGTAGATTTAGTAGAAATGCCAGGTCGATGGGGTCTTTAATGATGTCATCGTCCAACTCTGCTGCAAATGGGTCTTTTGCGACCGTCTGTTTCTCGGGTCTCTTCCATTCGCGCTTCAGCAAAACATCTCCCATGGCATCGGCATCCTCAATGATGTATACGCGCTCCGAAATAGGAATCGTGTACTTTTCTAGCGTATTTCCGTTGAAGACATGAATATCATCGCTGAAAAAGAGATGACGAAGTTGTGTCTTGGTCTTGATTTCTGATAGTTGGATGTTTACAGGGTGGCGACGCGCCACATTGGCAATCGCCTTAATTTCAGACGTTTTGCCAGTACCCGGAGCGCCGTGGAACAAGAATCCAAGTGTGTACGGGATACCTTTGCGTTCATACCAGGATCTATTTCCCAAAAAGAACTCAACACGCTTTTTTACAATAGGTTGCTCTTCAAAATACACGTTTTCAAACGTCCTCGTCGTAGAAAACTTGTGCTTTGTGTACACTAAAAATCCAGTAGGAAGTGGATTTTGATTGGAGCGCTGCTGCTTCTTCTTGCCTTCCACAACCTGGTCGAAGAAATAGAGATCGTTTCCAAGTTTATTCAGCATTTTCCGCTCATAGTCTTGGTTGCACGAATCTACAAACGATTGCAGAGTACGAATATTACTTTGCTTACAGAACAACTGGAATTTGATATTTTTTACATTACCTTCATCTGCATCGATTTTGATGAGTCGAAAGTAAATATCTTCACCGACACGTACGGGATCAAATTCGAATGGAAGGTAATCGTGATTCGCGATAGACAGAAGGCGTTTTGTTGCCGGGGAACAGGCGACGTAATGAATCACTGCATCCATACGAGTCAAAAATGGCGGACTTTGTCCACCCTTTTGCTGAGGAGCGACGCCTCGTTCACACTCAATCACTGCCGACATTTCAATCTCTTCGGGGGCAGGTGTAGTTGGTGGGGTAGGTTTTGGGGGATTCCAGAAGCGTTCGAACATTATTTGCTATGATGAAAGAGATTCAACCTATTTTACCTCACCCCCAGACATTTATCGAGTGTTGATATTCCGTCGTGTACGGGTTTCGATCGTTTGAGTCTAAGTTGCTGAGTCGCTTTCTGTACCGTTTCTGCAGTCAGTGATACGTATGATTTCACATCGCGTGTCGACGCCTGTGTATTCACCGACGGCATGTAAAGGCGAATCGGCGCCATAGCAATCTGTAGGGGGCGGGTAGCGTGACGAAGCAGGTCTCGATACTGCTGAATATCTAGATTTCCTCCAAACATACGAAGAACACGCCGGTCTGGTGCAGGATGAATTTCAACAGGCGGAGCATACAGCGTCCCATACACAGAGACCAATAGCGAATGTCTCAACCATTTCTCAGACTCGGTTAGACTCGAATCCTTATAAATTGCAGATAATGCACACTCCGGACTGCAGAAATGACCTTCCCCACGGTATGTATGTGTATACGACTCGTAGTGTGTCGGTACAACAAATCCAGACCATGAAAACCCATGACAACACCAAAAACATGCGGTTTCGCGCGGGTATTCGGTCATGACATGCAGTTTGGAAATAAGATCGTGAACTACGCTCTCGTCAAACCGTATCGCGCTCGAATCCTGTGTCTCTCGTAATACTTCCGAGTACGATTGTAGGGATGACGATACACCTCCAGACGGTTCTGGGATCGCCTCGTTAGAACCACTCATATCATCGTGGATCACAAAGTCCTTGTGGACTTTCAGAAAAAACACAACCGGCGGGATAGAAAGATCTGCAGCAACCGCATCCTTTGTCTTTTTGGCGCGAGGGGGCATTTACATGAATACGTTTTTTCTGTGTAAAACGAACCGGACTTTCGGAGGCGGGGTCCGAAGTATACAGGAGAATGTCTTCGAAAGCATACAAGAAGCACACGCACCGCGAGCACATTCTGAGTCTGCCCGATACC